ATTACGTCAATGGCTGCGTTGAGCGATACAAACAGGTCAGGCACAAATTTGACTTTACAGACATGCTGGAGAACTTCGTAAAGGAAGGCTCTAACTTCTGCCCACACTTTGACATGTGCTTTGTGGATGAGGCGCAAGACCTCTCTCCAATGCAGTGGGATATTGCCCACCTGTTAGATGAACGCTCCAAACGTATGTATGTCGCGGGTGACGATGACCAAGCTATATACCGCTGGGCCGGAGCCGACGTGGACGCCTTCATAAACCTCGACGGCGGATCAGATACACTAAGCCAATCCTACCGCATTCCATACAGCGTACACAAAGTAGCAGAAGGCATAGTCAAACGCATTCAACGGCGCGTCGTAAAGAACTACGAACCAAGACAAGAAATGGGCGAAGTAGGGTACTACCGCGATATCATGGACATTGACCTGTCAGAAGGCTCTTGGCTCATAATGGCGCAAGCCGGATATATGCTAGAACCCGTGGCGCAATACCTGAAGTCCTTCGGATACCTGTTCGAATATCGCGGCTCGCGGTCCATCTCCGCTAAGATCAGTGACGCGGTAAACGGGTGGGAGCAACTGCGTAAGGGCGAAAGCGTTACAGGACAAACAGCGCGAAACATCTATGAGTATATGTCCGCGTCAGGTGCCAACCAAAGAATAAAAAAGGGCTTTAAGCGTATCAAAGGCTTGGAAGACGCCGAGACGGTTAACATGCAAGACCTAAATGTTAACCACGGGCTACTCGCAACAGAAAAAATGCTTTGGCATGAAGCCATGGACCGTCTGCCCGAAAAAGATAGGGCGTACATAATCGCGCTGCTTCGGCGTGGAGAACGCTTTAACGGGATGCCCCGTATCATAGTGTCCACGATTCACGGCACCAAAGGCGGAGAGGCCGACAACGTTGTAGTGTTCTCGGACATTAGCGCAGCGGCTCAACGGGATATGACCGAAAGCCCCGATGACATGCACCGCGTGTTCTACGTTGCCGTCACGCGGACCCGAGAGCGTTTGTTTATTATTGAAGGTGAAGACTTAAACAGGAGTTACGACATATGAACTGTTGGCACTGTGGGACAGAATTAATCTGGGGCGGGGATCACGACGTTGACGAAGATTACGTTATGGAAACCAATCTATCATGCCCCGAATGTCAATCCCTTGTGATAGTTTATCTGCCCAATACAGAAAATGGGGGAGTTTCCCCCGATGGAAAGGTTTACGAATGAATTGGTGGGAAGACTTAGAGTTAATGCGGCGTTTATTTAAATATGACCCCAAAACGGGTTTGATTTATGCGCGGGAACGTTCGCCACAAGATTTTTACGACACAGGGAGCGGTAGCTCGTTTGTAAGTGCCGAGGGTGCGGCGGTGAAGTACAACCTAGAGAATTTAGGTAGACTAGCCTTTAACTGTCGCTTCAAAGGCAGTCGCTCTACGTGTTACTATTTTAGAGGTTCGCCGTCATACTTAGGTAAGTCAAAGAATCTTTTCGCGCACCGCGTTGCTTTCTTTTTGTATCATGGTCTTTATCCTCAATGGCCTAATTCTGTCGATCACATTAACAGGGATGGATGCGACAACCGCATTGAGAACCTGAGAGAAGTCACCGCAAAAGAACAGTCTGCTAACACCGGACTGAGCAAGGCAAACACTTCGGGAGTTAAAGGCGTAAGCTTTTTAAAGGGCCGCAATAAATGGAGAGCTTCTATTAATCTTGAAGGCAAAAAAGTAAACCTTGGTACGTTCAACACTTTGCAAGAGGCGGTGACTGCAAGGCAAGCTGGAGAAAAGTCAACGTGAAAAAAGAAGAAATACTAAAAAAAAGTGCAGAGTTAGTGACAGGCCACCGTGCAAAAGACTACGGTGACGCGCTCGAAAACTTTGACCGTATCGCCACAGGGTGGAACGTAATTATGAACGGCGCAATAACCTCGCATGGATACCTAACCGCGCAGCACGTTGCGCTGATGATGGATTGGGTTAAAACAGCAAGACTACTAAACACCCTAGACCATGAAGACTCATGGATCGACAAGTGCGGATACAGCGCAATCGGTGGGTCTTTTTCGGGAGAAAAAAATGAGTAATTTATTGGATAAGGTAATACCTAAAGAACTACAGTATGACGGGGATTGTCCTTGGGTTAAGTTTAAAAAAACTCGAAAGTATCAGGACAACTCCATAGTTATAAGTAAAGATGTTGGTGGGCTAAGTTTGGTTGCAACATGGGTAAGAACAGATAGTTTTACAGAGGACAGAGACTAAAAGATGACACTTACAGTTAGTACACCGTCCGTAACATCCGAGTGGGTGCCTCCGCACGAACTGCCAGACTTAACACACGCCAAAACAATAGCTATTGACGTGGAAACCAAAGACCCTAACCTTAAAAAGATGGGCCCCGGATGGGCCAGAGGTGACGGGGAAGTGGTAGGCTACGCCGTGGCAACCCCCGATTGGGCCGGATACATCCCCATCAGGCACCAAGGCGGCGGCAACCTAGACGAAAAGCAAGTCAACAAGTGGCTCAAAAAGATATTTGACTGCCCCGCAGATAAAGTCATGCACAACGCTCAGTATGACCTCGGCTGGATCAAGCGCATGGGCTTTGATGTAAAAGGCAGAGTGATCGACACGATGGTTGTGGCGTCCCTGCTTGATGAAAACCGCAGAAGTTTCAGTCTAAACAACCTCTGCTACGAACTACTGGGTATAGCCAAGTCAGAAAAACTGCTGAACGCCGCCGCTGCCGACTTCGGGTTCGATGCAAAAGCAGAAATGTGGAAGATGCCCGCAATGTTTGTCGGGCCATACGCGCAGAACGATGCAGAGATTACACTCAAACTGTGGGACTACCTGTCCGTACAGGTGGGAAAAGAAAACATCGAAGCCGTCACAAAGCTCGAACTGGACCTCCTGCCCTGCCTCGTAGAAATGACTTGGCGCGGTATCCGCGTCGATATGGACAAAGCCGAAATAACGCGGAACGCAATCCTAAAGAGAGAAAAAGAAGTCCACAAGGAAATAAAACGTATCTCCGGTTGCGACATAGAAATCTGGGCAGCGGCGTCGATTGCCAAAGCCTTCGATAAGATGGGCATAGAATACTTTAAAACAGAAAAGGGCTCGCCGTCCTTCACAAAGAAGTTTCTGTCAGAACATCCCGATAAGTTACCTAAACTGATAGTAGCAGCGCGGAACCTCAACAAAACGTCAGGAACGTTTATTAACAACATCCTGACCTTCTGTAACTCCGATGGACGTATCCACAGCCACATAAACCAAATCAGATCAGATGACGGCGGTACTGTATCTGGGCGGTTCTCCATGAATAACCCTAACCTACAACAAATCCCCGCCCGCGACCCTGAGATTGGGCCAATGATCCGGTCCCTGTTTTTGCCAGAAGAAGGCGAACAATGGGCCGCTATCGACTACTCCCAACAAGAACCGCGCATCTTGGTTCACTACGCACACGCCTTTGGTGAAAGCCAGAACAGAGTGCTAGGGGGCGTCCCCGAGTTTGTACAAAGCTACAATGACGATCCGCGGACCGACTTCCATACGATGGTGGCCGATATGGCGGGCATCCCGCGTAAACAAGCGAAGACCGTGAACCTCGGTATTATGTATGGCATGGGCGTAGGTAAGCTGGCGATTGAACTTGATCTGCCAGAGGAACAGGCCCGAAATCTAATCAACCAGTACCATGATAGGGTGCCGTTTGTGAAAGAACTAATGAAGGGCGTACAAAACCACCTCAGTCAGAAGGGTAGTCTTGGGCATGTTCGGTCCCTACTGGGCCGCAAGTGTCGGTTCGAGTTGTGGGAACCAAAACAGTTTGGAATGTTTAAAGCCCTGCCGTTCGAGCAAGCGGTGTTAGAACACGGTAAGCACACTCCGCTAGTCAGAGCGTACACATACAAAGCACTCAACAGGCTGATCCAAGCGTCCGCCGCGGACATGACCAAGAAAGCTATGGTCGATCTGTATAACGAGGGCTATCTGCCCATGCTGCAAATACACGATGAACTGGCTATGTCAGTTAAGTCCAGAGAAGAGGCCGAAAAGGTTGCGCTAATCATGCAAAATGCTGTACCATTAGAGGTGCCAAGCCTTTGTGACGTTGAGTTGGGTCCGTCATGGGGTGAAGCAGTATAGTCTGCTCTTCAACTCCCCCGCTTTGGTTCAGCAAGGCGGGGGTTTTTTAAAGGATTTAAAATGTCCGGTGATAAGTTTTACAAAATAAAGTACAATATAAGCACTCCTGAAAGAACGGGAA